AAGCTCGGTCTGAAGTGCTTCGGTATTGACCTTGTCGGCATGCGTTCTTTGTTTCGAAAGATTCGGAACAATCAGCAAAATCAATAAATTTATGATAAAAAGAACTATTGCCATTTCAATCACTGTTTCTAAAATTATTCAATTGTGCTATAATAAGGTTGTGAATTAGTTTATTCACTTTTCCTTTTAAGGTAACGTAAAGTGGTAAGGCGACACAAAGGCTTGCAAAGTTGTAACTAGAAATAGCCTCCTAATTTTTGGTGCATAAAAAGACCCCCGGTTTTTGCCGAGGGTCTTTTTTTACATTTCATTCAGTTTTTCTTCGATCATGTCTCGCAAATTTTCCAAGTCTTCGCGGTACCGGCTGATGCCTGCTGCTTGCTTTGCTTCCTCAAAGCGGTCTGCTTTGCTTGATACAAATGCCCTGGCGTTGCTCCAGCGTGCTTGATAGTACGTCAAGGCCGGGTTTCTTTTCTTGTACGCCTTGACGGCTTTAATTTGTGCTTCGCTTGTTTTCTTCATAGTTATCTCTCCTTACTTAACTCGATGGATAGTTGTTGGTAAATCATCGGGCGTGTTCGCATTGATGTACACCGGTTCTATCCACTTCAGGATGCGCTCACGGTCTGCACTGTCTCGCTTTCCGGTCCAAAAATGCGACCAGTGGCCACGTCGCAAATGTGGGCGGGGGCGTGCGTGCTGCTTATGGTCGTTGCCTTTGTGCTGCGTTTGTGCAGCATATGAGCGATTACGCTTAATCGTGGCGCCCACACGCACCCCGACATCCCAACACCTAACCGGGCGCTTATCGGCCGCTTTCGGTGTCTTTTTGTTTACCGTGGTTGGTCTGCGCTCTTTGACGTCTGCGTTAGCAGCACATAGGTATAACAACAACTGCACTATCAGTTTAGATGCTCTTGTCGTATTGCTATTTGGCGAGCGGACAAACTCAGCGCCATAATGTCGGGCTTCTTCAATACTTAGTTTTTCGTTTTCTTCAAACGTTCTAGCATCCAAGTGAATATCCAACTGCCCGAACGCCAGAGTGTCTACGGACACAAACAGGCACTTGATCACGTCTTCTTTTTTCAGGGCAAAGAATCCGTCCATGGGTGTGTCTTGCGGGCCTGTCAGTTTAACGGGCATGCAGATGTATGCACACTTAAACGGCAGGCGTTTCAACGTGTCGCTGGCAACCGCTAAATCGGTTTGATCGCTCAAAGTCTCAAATAGTGTCTTGTCAAAGTCGTATATAGCTTTGGCATCTTTTAGCCATGCGCCCTCAAAAACGTTGGTAAGCGCATAGCCCAACGCATTAAAGCCTTCAGCATTGGTACACTCTTTTATGATATCCAGTGATTGTTGAACGTCTTGCACTGTTGACAATTCCGGCACAACGGCTAACAGTTTATCATACCGCTTTTGCAACTCAAGCGGTATGAGTTTTCGTTTCCTCTTCATTTAAATCACCTCTTACGCTTGTTTTTCCGGATCCGTCAGTTCCTTCGACCGTGATAAGCATTTTTTAAAACCTCGTTTCTTTAATGAAAAAGGCTAGCCGCACATGACCAGCCTTTTTTAATCGTGTTTTTTCTTAGCCTTCAATGTATTTAGAATGGTTATAATCGTTACCATCTTCATCAACCATGTAAAATTGATCTTCATCAGCGATTAACTCATCGATTGTAAGATTATATTCTTTGCTTTCACGTTTTAACATCTCTACATATTCTTTTTCAGGTATGATAACGCCCGTGTTGCGGTCTTTATAAAAAACAGTTGAGTCGATTTCGATGTTTGTTCCTTCATAGTATTTTTGTTCTTGTTCTTTTTTCATGATTCCTTACCTCTTGTCTTTCTTTTTTATTATCTTCCTTACATTCTTATTATAACCTATAGGTTAGAAAATACAATAGTTTTTGACAACTTTTTTAAAATATTTTTTTGCATAAAAAATAACCCCGTATCGTCATCATACGGGGTTTGAACGGAATGCTTGTTTATACCGGCAAAGCAAATTTCTACATATTATATTTGCCCTGTCGAGCATATGTTAATTATAGCATTAATAGCTTAACCGTTGCCCAACGAAAATTAGGTTAGGTTTGCTGATATGGTTAGTCTGCACCAGATGGCTGACTGACACGCCCAGTCTAGCGGAGATACTGCTCAGAGTATCGCCTGACTTGACCGTGTAGACACGTGTTGTCTGTCCGTTGATAATCAATCTGTCTCCAGGGTGGATAACAGTGTAGATCGTCTTTCCGTTGCGACTGGCTAACGTATACATAGACATACCGTATCGATTTGCGATTGACCACCACGAATCACCAGGCTTGACCGTGTAGATACCACCGGTGGTCTGCTTTGCGGTCTGCAGAATTTCCACATCGGAGCGTTTAATCCAGCTCATGATGCCGCCTAACAGTACCTTGTCACCGCCTGTTTGCACAACTGGGTACATGCGGCCTTTGACCCAGTTGGGGATAGCTTGGCCACTTGCCCAACGTTTAGCGCTGTAGTTGACCTTAACGGTGTAGCCTGTGGAAATGTCTTGTTTGGACGTGCGGTCGGCTACAATGCCCTGCTTTACTGCAACAGGCTTGGTGATTGGCTTGCTTGCATCCCCGTTGTGATATCCGTTGTCGGTAATGCCGGTCAAGTCTACGTCCCCGTCCAGTCCGCTGGCTACATAAGTTGACGTAAACTGAAAAATCCCGATATTGTCGTATGATGGAAAAAAATTGTAGTTAGGTTTTGTGGTTACGTTATAGTCCGGATACTCTGCTAACCAAAGCGGATATTTTTTAGCAAGGCTTGCCAAATCAACGTGAGTAACCAAGTAGCTCTTGTATCCGTACAAAACAGGCGTATAGCCGGCTTGCTTGATACGGTTCAGCGCATAGTCAACCGTGCTTGTGCTCTGTTGTCCGCTTTCCACGTCAAGAGCCACGATTGACTGTTTAGGCGTTTGTACCCTAGATAAGAAGTAGTCAAGCACCTTGTCAGCTTGCTGATGAGTAGTGACGTTTTGCCACCAAATATAGGTATGAGCACGTCTTCCCATAGCGATGGTTGCCGCTACCTGCGTGCGATACGTACTCTGATCATACGTGTCCCAACCGTCAGTGGTTCCGCCAATCTGGCAGATGGCAAACTTATCATGCGCATAGCCCCATTTGCCGTTAACGCCTTGGTATCTTGCCCAATCTACTCCTTGGTCGCCTTTAGCAGCTTGTGCAGTAAGTCCTACCGACATCAATGCGAGCGTACTCAAAACGCTTAAGATAACCTTATTTTTGTTCATCGTTCTTCCCCTCTTTGTATTCGTCTGACAATTTGTAGATATACTTTTTAAGCCAAACCGGCACGGGTATGCCCATTTCGCCTAAATTTTCCACAATCGAAATCGCATAAAATAAGATATAAAAGACAAGCAGCGTGTCCGCCATGCCACCCGCTCCGTAAATGTCAAGATACGGGTACAACACGCTGGCAATCAGCAGTAATGTTGAATGCTTGATAAGTCCGCTGATACCCTTGCTTGACGTGGTGTTTTTGGCAATCAGCGATTTTAAAAACCCCGTCAAGATGTCCGTAATCACAATCAGAAAAAACGCAAAAAATACAGGGTTGTCAATTAATTTGACAAAGTGTTCAAGATACAATTCATGTAATGCCATTTGATCAGCTCCTTTTTTATCCTACCCACCCACCCCAATCTGTGGTTAGTCTTTAGAAGACTTAGTCTGCTTTGCTTTCAGTTCGTCAAGCTCTTTTTGCAGACGCTCGTTTTCGGTCTCCAGTTCTGCAATTTTGATTGTCTTGTTTGCGATTTCGATAGCTAATCTTTGCAACTCGTTCATGCTATTTTTCCTCCGTTTGTTCTTTTTCTGCGCCTACTTTGTTGACCAAGTTCGGGTCAACCCCGTTCTCTTTGCATAGCAATTTTTGTTCTGCGATTGCCGCCGCCATAAACTCTTTTTGAGCTTCCTTAATCGTGTCATCGGGCTTGTTGTAAACAGGCGTTCCGTCATCTTTATACTCGCTTGGCGTGTCAAAGCCCATGGTCTGCACAATTGGTGTTGCTCCGTCACCCTTTAAGGTTGTTGACATAGCAAACGATTTGTCATCTGCCATGTATGTTAAATTTACAGTTTTTTTAATTTCCATTTATATCAATCCTTTCTGTTAACTTCCCCAACCGTTGTAAGTGCCTCCCTTGTCTTTTGGCAAACCGTCCGTATTGATACGGTAGCCATGCGTGAACAGAACCACTCGTCCGTTTGATGGGAAGGCGATACCGCCCCAGTTGGTAGTATCCTGTACGATACACGGAATCTTTTGATTACTCCCCCAGTCGCTCCATGACACCCATGCCGTGCGTATGCCGTGTGAGCCGCCGCCCTTGACATGGATATCCCAGTCAAAATGAGTTTCGCCAAAAACACGCAATGGCTTAGGAATTACCACAGTGTCCTTATAAGCGGTGCTCTGCCCTGTGTATGAGTACCACAGGAACGGATCAAGCGTGCCGTCCAAAATGTTTTTGGTTTTGTTGCTTGTTTCAGTACGGATCCACGTGCCGAAAGACATCATGTCACCGCCATACGGGTTGCCCCATTCCTGCTGGGGAGTGAGTGCCAGCTGAATTCCAGAATAGCCGGTACCAGTGACTGTCGTATTACGGTAGTTCCAACCATCGCCACCCATGAATCCTTGCCATTCAGTCTGCCAATCCGAAACCGCATTACCAGTGTGCCCCGTGATTTTGGCAGGCGTCTGAAACCACATGCCCTGTGGTGTCTGTTTGGTCTGCCACCTTTTGCGAGGATCAGCGTCTGCCTTGCCGACTAGGATATAGTCAGAGCAGTTGATAACGTTGGTATCGATATAACCGCTTTGGATATTCGTTGTGCTTGACGTGCCGCTTGGGTCTTTACCGGTTGACGTGATTTTAATGCCGTTGAGCACGCCCGTCGAAATGTTGCTTGCATTGACGTTAATAAGGTTGACCTTAGCAGCGTTGAGCGTGCCCGTTGTGATTTTGTTAGCCGACACGCTACCGATGAAAGCGTCATTGATTGTTGCATTGGTCATTAACGTTTTACCGTTTAAGGCGATTCTGTTTGCGTTGATATATGCCGTATCACTCGTCAAGCCGATACTCGACAGTATCTTCGAGTTTTTGGCTATGCTTGCAGACAAGTTGTTGCTTGTCTGCGTAAGTGCCGACTGTTCCACCTTCGTTTTCAGTTTTGCATCGGTTTCCGACTTGGTATAGACAGAGGACAAACGGTCGCTCGTTGCGGTTATCTTGCCCGATAACGTGTTGAGTTGCGATTGCGTGTACTCATCAAGTTTTGTGAAGCTGGCGTATGTGAGATATGCAGCGCTAGCAACCCCATTGTCTTTAACACTTATCCACGGTTTTACGCTTGTGACGTTGGCCGGTACGGTTACGATGCCTTTAATCCAACCGCTAGTCCCGGTTACAACTTGGCCAGACGGCCCCATTTGCCAAGCATTCTTTCCGTCTTTGATGTATTTAAAGTACGCATTGACAGTTATCGTGCGCCCTCCGTGCACAGAATAAAAGTTTGGGGCTAACAGTTCTACATAATATTTGTCGCCGGGGTTTACCTTGTAATCGACATTCCAGCACAAATCATTGTTGTTAGGCGCATAGATGCATTTGTGGTAACCGTATGCGCTATAACTGGTAATACCACTGATAACAGCTTTTGTTTTACAATCGTTACACGTCCAGTCGCCCACATTCCCGTCTTCAAAACTCTTCTTGCCGATAAGCTCCGTCGCTTGATAAGCGAGGTTGCCCTGCACCTTAGTTATGCTTGCAGATAGTCCGTCTGTCGTCTGCTTGACGTCTGCCGTCTTAGCATATCCCCTTAGGTCGCTTGCCGTCAGCTTGGCGGACAATGCCTTGTCAGTTTGAGCCACGTATGACTGGTATACAGTTTTATCAACTTTGCTTGATACGCTTGATTTAACTCCGCTTACGTCAGCGGTCAGTTGCGTTATCTTGCCAGTGTGGTCGGCTATGGTGGTCTTGACACCGCTCACGTCAGCTTTGATTGATGTGATATCGCCTTTGGTGTTCTTGACATCTGCCTGTACACCACTGACTGATGTCTTGATTGACGTCACGTCGCCCTGCACGTTGCTTACGCTTGTCTTAACACCGCTGATATCCGTCTTGACCGACGTGATGTCTTTCTTGGCGTTAGTAATATCAGTCTGCACGCCGCTGACCGATGTCTTGATTGACGTGATGTCTTTCTGAGCGTTGGCCACCGTCTGCTTGGTGCCGGAAACGTCAGTCTTGATGGTTGCAATGTCGTCTTGTGCGTTGGCTACCGATGTCTTAACACCGTCCACCGTCTGAGTAATGGTGGATATCTTGCCTGTATTGTCCGCTACAGTTGTTTTGATACCGTTAACGCTTGTCTTGATATCGGTTACGGTTTTGTCCGTTTCCGTCAGCTTTCCACTGACCGACGCATAGTCTTTCTGCGCCTGTTTCCAGTCAGCATCGGCACTCGCCTTGTTGGCGTCGATTGCTTTACGTATATCGGCTATGTCAGTGTCAACACTTGTTTTGTTGCCAGCGACCTCTTTAGCAAGCGTTGTGTAGCTATCGTTTGCCTGCTTGGCTTGTTTGAGTGCTTCGTCAGTCTGTGCTTTGGCTCCGTTTGCGGTGTTTGTAGCCTTGATTGCCTCGTCATATGCGGTTTGAGCATCTGTTTTAGCTTGCGCCATATCAGATTTGGCTTGGTCAAGCTCGTTTTGCACCGTGGTTAAGTCTGCGGTTGACGCTAGCAGCTGCCACACACCGTCTTGGCGTTGATACATTTCAATTTCGCCATTTTCCAGTTTTTTATACCAAAGGTCGCCATTTTTCGGGTTGGTAGGCCCTAATTTGCCGTAGTAGTTGGTATTTTTGCCGTTGGCAGACGTAATCTGCGATGCCAGCTCGTCTTGCTTTTTAGACAAGTCGGATACGTTGCTTTCCAGCTTGCCCACTTGGCTTGCGCTCGGCATCTTGTTAACAACAGTCTGCAGTCTTGCCAGCTTGTCAGCTAAACGGCTTGATAAAAGCCGGTAGTTGCAAAACTCAATTGTATTTTGCGCCGGGTCCGTATACGATTTTTCCAGTTTGGCCACTCTAGCCGACAAGTAAAGCGCCGGATTGTAGTCATGGTCGATAATCGTTACCGTATCGCCAATTTTAAGCGTACTGTCGATAACCTTGACGTCCGCCGTGTACGTGTACTGCGGTTCACTGTACGTCTTGAGCCGTGTAATGGTGCGGTTCAGCAGCTCGCTGGCCGATTGCGTGTCGTACTCGTAAAACGCCTCTATATATGTTGCCTGTCCGGGGTTAAAGCGTTTGTTGGCGTCAATCGCACGCAAGAATTTATCACCCTTGGTTGTGACTAAGCCATCTTTGTTGTACTCAAGGTCGGCAAAATCGATGTTTCCTGTGTCCTGCGTGTTACCTTGCGCATCCGTTGTTTGGATAGTTCCGCCCACGCCACAAAGCGCCGTGACAAACTCGGCCCTCGATTCCTTTTTTACGATATCGTTAAGTTCGTGGCTATACACCATCTGGACGTCCGAACGGTCGCCGCCCACGCTCTTATAAACGTTGATTTTAAATTCTGACGGAGCGTTCATCTTGACGGAAACATCAAAAGTGCACTCTGCATTATCAAAGCCCTTCAGAATCGAAAGCAACCGACCAAGTCCGGTATCTCGCCCCTCATATGTCAAAGTGCGTTCAAGACCAGCTAGCTGATTGACGCCGAGTTTCCACGGTGTGCCGCTTGTCACTAAGTTAAAGTAGTACTCAAAACTATGCGGGCCGTTGCTTTTCCAAACGTCGCACGCTTTGTTCAACAACTCGATGCCGGCATCTTCTGCGTACACCGTCTTTGTATACTGCGTTTCTTCATAATCCAAGATTGTGAAAAGCCACGTCTTGCCGTCATCGTCTTGCAGCACAATGTAGTTGCCGCTATCCATGTACTGACTAGCCTCGTCGTTCTTGCTGATCTTAAACTCATATGAGCTCGATCCTGCGTCAAGTGTGAGCGTGTGCTTATCGTCATAAATACCACTGGTGGTAGCTAGTGTTTCTCTCGCTCGGTTTAATACATAAATTTGCACGTCTTGCCGCTCCTTTCTATAAATATTTGCGCCTGATATAGGCGGTCACGTCCGGCCGATTGGCGAAATTAGAGTAACTGAAGGTGATGTGGTTGTTACCCGGATTGACTATGATAGGCTGACTGCCGATGTCTTGATACTTCAACGCTGACCCACCGTTAAGCTTTGTTGTCACTTTGCCATTGTCACCGGTAATAACCAGTTTGTCGCCTTCTTTCAAGATGTTAGGAATATTGGTATACGTTTCCACGTTGTCTTTTCTAATCCAAAAATCATAAAGGTCATTCCACATACCCTTAGGGGCGTTGTCTTGAAAAATCGCTTTCCAGTAAGTCATTCCACCCGCTAATTTAACGCCCGATACCGTATCAGTGTAGCTGACAACTTGCTTGCTACGGTTGCTTCCCTCAATCGATTCAAGCGTAATGGTATACGTGTTTCCGATTCTCTGGACGTTGATTTGGCCGAAGAAATTGTCCCACTTGGCGTTGTTTTCATCGGTTAAAATCCAATGATCACCCACACGGATTTTGAGGGATGCATGACAGTTAATCCACTTCCAAAGCTGAACCGACATCAAAAGATTGCGGTTGACGTCCCAGATGTTAAACTGTTGCAAGCCATGCATGGCCATGTTTCCAAAAAGAAACTGCGTGTAGAAATGAGCCGTAAAATTCTTGATGTTACTATCAGCCGGGAACACAATGCTTGCTGATGGACCATGCCACCCCTTAGTTGTTCCGGTGTTGTCTTGACCCGTACCCCAAGCGTTCACACCGCCCTGCGCATTACGCAAGCGCCAACGCCGCTCTCTGATTTTTGCCGGGTCTTCAAAAGTGCCCTGCTGAAGCGGATTTGCGTTCCAATCGTTCAAAACGCCTGCGTTGATGGTCCATTGTTTAAGCCCGTGATCAGGATTATCATCACGTTGTGCAATCCATTGTGATTTGACGGTTGTTCGACCGTCTACTTCGTCGGGATTGCCGAGCAGATAGGATGTGTTGTTGTTGGAAATACCAATATACCCGTTTTCCCCATGGTTGGTCAGCTCAAAGCGCACCGGCACGGGCTGCGTGCCTTCGTTGACCACGTTAAGCGAGTTGGTTACGGGCGTTGCGATAAGCATGGTCAGTTGGATATAGTCCAAACAAATGTCCGTTTCGCCCGTGCTCGACTTTCCGTAAATATCCATATATAAATTGCCGCTGCCGTCTACATAGCTAAACAAATCATCAGATGTCTGATAGTCAAGTTCAAGCATTGCTGATTTGCTTTGCGTATGTTTTACCGCGTCTGCCCAACCGGTAGCGGGTTTATAGGCCTGCGCATAAAAGCCGTTGTTGCCATATCCCCAAATCTTGACGTTTGCCGAGCTGACGCTGTTCTTGACCCAGTTCAAACGTTCGACGTTGCCGGCAATCCCGTATTTAGCAAAGAAACCGGGCTGAGCTTGCTCGATTGCACCTACTACGTTCAGCTTGGCCACGAAATGTGGGACTTGATAGCGCCATAAATTCTGTGGTCTTACGATTGTTGACCAGTCGCAAAAGTTGCCGTTGCCGGCGGCGTCGTTGGTGTATCTCAGGCGCACCCTCAAACGCTTGTTGGCCATGTCGTTAGTCCAAGGCAAGCTCCCCTCAAACCCGCACGTACCGCTACCGGCCACGTTTGAGTGCGTCTGCTGGATATCCGGACGAGCGGTAAGCGTAACTCTAAGCCGACTGTACTCGTGGTTCTTGCTATCCTCGTCAGTCACTATGATATAGGCGTACTTGCGCCATGCTGACGAGTTATCCACATGCCAGCCTTTGATCTTGAGCTCGTCGCCCTCGATCTTGATACTGTCTAACCCGCCGCTCTCAGTCGCATACAATTGGAAGTTGCCTAAAGAGTTGTCATATTCGCTTTTTGCAGCACTCGAAGCGCATCGCCCGTTTAAACTGCCGAGACAGCCATACTCGAGCTGAGTTAGCTCTTGTGTATAGTAGCCGGGCGGTTCGATTGCTCCGTCCCCTACCACATGCCCCTTGTAGACTGCATGTGGTACGGGCGATGTCTTGCCTGCTACTTTGTCAGCCATGTCTACGCTGATCTGCTGAGTGGTCGTCTGGTCGCCAAACGTGAAAACATCTTCTTTGTTTGCATAAGCATACGGATCAAAGCACGTAAATTCAAAACTTGAAATGACTGATAGTCTGCCGCCCTCGGACGTATCAGCACTAGTGAGCGTGCCGACAAAATACTTATCCGGATCATCTGCAAAGCTGACCTTCTTGTTTTCTCCGCTCAAGATTTGATTGAGCTTGTAGTAGATCTCCCTGAAGCGTTGCGGTGTTTCTGCGTCAATCTGATACTTGACCGTGATCTTGCGTTCTTCTCTGCGCTTTTTCTGCAGCATCGAACCGTCCTGATTGCCGACTGTCACGGTGGTTACGTTGTAGCCGACCAGCTCACGCCCCGTCACCTGCAGCGTGGTAAACTCGGGAATTGCCTGGTCAAGCGTTACACCGTCCACCGTTATCGCTTCAGGTGATAGCCATGCATCGCCTGTCATATCGTGACTATTTAAATCGATAAAATCGTACAAAATCATCACCCCTATCTATTGCCATATAACCGTTGACTGCGTGCTTGTCTGCGGTTGAGCTCGTCTTCTAGCGGTTGAGCCGTAACTTTGGCAATTGTTTTGCCGTCAAGGTTTACCGGTACTTCTACGGTGATTGTGCTGTGCATGTTGACATCTGCACTGTATGCTTGGGCAAATGCGGTGTTAAAGCCGTCTGTTGCCATCGCTGACCAGTCGCTAGCCGGTTTGACTACCGCACAATCTGCCAGTGCTTGAGCTGCTTTGGCCACCATACTCTTGTTATCAGTCAACCCATTTGCAAAGCCGGTAACAGCATAGTAGCCGACCTGATCACGCATGACGCGTGATGGGGAGTGAATACCCAATGCCGACTTGGCCGCCTTAAGCGCTGATTTTGCCATGTGAGCGGCGGCAGAAACAGCACTGCCGATAGCACCTCTAATACCTTTGACAAAGCCCATGACAAAGTTCTTGCCGGCACTCCAAAGCGAGTTAGCCTTGCTTCTGACTGCATTGATGGCCTTGCCCATGCCGTTGCTGATGGCACTTATGACGCCGCCAAAAGCACCACGAACGACGCCGCTTAAAGAACGCCAAATACCGCTGAATGCCGATTTGACGTCATTCCATGCGGCTTTCCAGTTGCCTTTGATAGCGTTGGTAATCGCCCTGATGATTTTTGCGACCGCATTGATGCATGCAGATACGATCGTGATTATAGCGTTCCATACGCCGGATACAATCACTTTAATACCGTTCCAAAAATCTTTCCAAAGCGTCTTGATAACGTTGGCCACGTTGCTAATAACGGTTTTAACCGCATTGATGGCTATGCCAATTACGGTTTTGATGCCATTCCAGATATTGGATGCAACATCTTTGATACCATTCCAAAGACCCGACCACCAATCGGTGATGCCTGACCATGCAGACTTTACACCATCTACAACCGGTGATACTACCGTGCTGACAAACCCGTTCCAAATTCCCGACGCAAAGTCAACGATGCCTTGCCATAAACTGCTGAAGAAGTCGGTAATACCCGACCAAACAGACTTAAAAAACTCAACAACGGGCGTTACAACGGTTGTTACAAAACCATTCCAGACGGTGGACGCAAAGCCGGTGATAGTTTGCCATAAGCTGCTGAAAAAGTCGCTAATGCCTTGCCAAGCCGACTTGACGCCCTCGACAACCGGATTTACAACGTTAGTCACAAATCCATTCCAAACGGCTTGAGCAGCACTTGTGATAGCGTCCCACAAAGTTTGGAAGAACTCTTTGAGCGCGTCCCACAAATTCTTGAACGCATCAATCACCGGCTGGATTGATGTCAAGAATGACTGCCAGTATGGCGATACCGCGTCAACAATCGATTGCCACAAATCGCTAAACCATTGCTTTACGCCATTCCAAGCGTCCTCTATACCCTGGACTGCTGAGCTGGCCGCGTCCTTGATTCCGCTCCAGATGCCGTTGAACCAGTCTTTAACGCCACTCCATGCGTTTTTAACCGCATCGGCCGCCTGAGATACCTTGTCGGTAATTGCATCCCATGCTGACGATGCCAACTCTTTGAGCTTGTTCCAGGCGTTGCTGAGAAAGTCCGTAAATTCGCCCCATAGTTTTTTGCCAAGCTTAGTTTTGGTAAAAAAGACTACCAAAGCAGCTACTACCGCACCGATGGCAATCACAACAAGCGTAATCGGGCTTGCCGCTGCGATAAGCGCGCCAATGGTGCCGGCAATACCGGTTATAGCATCGCCTACGTACATAGCACCGATTGCAAGCGTGCTGAATGCGTCGCTTACCACGCCCACAATCACGCCAATTTTGGAAATGACCTTTAAAAACGTCTTCCAACCGGTCGAGATTGTGGTTATCGTCTTGACCGTGGCAGATCCGGCCTTGATTGCCGCCCATAAGTAAAGCAAAGCCTTGGCGGTCGCCCTTACACCGTCTTTATGGTCCTCCAAAAATTGGAAGAAAGACATGAGCGAGCTTTTAACGTCGCTGCATACCTTCTTAATCGTCGGCAGCTCTTGCTTGAGATACTGTAAAGCTACCTCAGTGCCCTTAGATACGACAGGGCCAATTGCCGTAAATGCGTCATTAATCGTGTATTTGAGGTTATCTAACTGTTGCGCAATCGAGCCAAAGCCCGCTTTTGCAAAGCCGTCATTGATGTAGGTAATCATGTTAGCTAGGTTTTTAACAACAGATGCCTTAAGGTTGGCAAACGAAGTGCCAATTCCGGCACTGTTCTTGCGGGCCAATTCTGCAAATCCATTTTGAGCTCCGTTCAGCTCAATGAATTTATCATTCAGCTGGTCAATCGTGATCGAGCCATCTTTCAGTGCCGCGTATAAATCTTGCTCCGCTGATTTGCCCGTGAAGCCGAAGGCGTTGGCCACTTTGCGCAAAGCAATCGGCATCGTTTCCATCAATGTTCGATACGACATCAAATCGACCTTACCAGTCGATAACATCTGTGTATACTGTGTCAGACCACGGCTTGCGTCTGCGGTTGAAGCACCGCTTGCCAAAAAGGCGTTATTGAGTGCCACGGCTGATTGAGCCGCTTTTTTAGCCGAACCGGTCAACGGTCCCAGTTGCTGAGCGCTGGCCGTAATTTCGTCAAGCGAGGTCGGCAACCCGTCAATTCCTTTTTGAAGAATTTTTGAAGATTTGGCGACGTCACGTGTACTATATCCTAACGCCTTCATAACGACGGGATATTTATTGAGCGTGTCAAATCGGCTGATCGCACCGCCTAAACTGTCCTTGACCACACATAAAGCGGAGCTGGCAACTTTGCTGGCAACGCCAAACAAGGCGCCGAATTTGATTGCGCTCATTCCGGTGCGATTTGTAGCGGCGGTTAACCCTTCCAATCCTTTTCGGGCATTGCTCAACCCTTTACTAAAGCCATTGTCATATGCCCTCAAGACGGCCGTTAAACCTACTTCTGTCATCGCTTGTCCTCCTTTCTATGTTTTAATTCCCATTCCTTCTGCCGTTGTTGTATCTTCTTGGCCACGTTGATACGCTCCAATCTGTCTGACGTGTACCAATCTTCGTAATGGCTGCGCACACTGTCGATGGCCTTATCAACATCAAACACTTCATCGGGGCCTTTGAATCTATACCGCTTGCCGTTGTTTGATTTGGCGTCGCGTGTATAAAATGCGAGTTGCCATAGGTGTTGTTGCGTGGTTATCTCTCGCAACTGGTAGGCTTCCATTCTGATTTGATATTCACGTAAAGTCATGCGCTCGATATCGTCAAAATCAGTTATGCCCAGGTACGCTATGCAGTTGAGTTGGATATCATAGTATTCTTGCTCAGGCGTTAGCCTTGATTTTCTGCCGCTGCCTTCATCGCTTGTAAAGGGCGCTTTGTCACGTTCGATTTTTCAAGTTCCACAACGAGCTTTTCTGCGAGCTTATCCCAGTCTTCTACTTCATTTTCCAAGTAGGCGTCAACGTCTTCTTGCGTTGGTCTGCCGGTCTTGACGTGTGCAGTTGCTGCATAAATGACGTTTGCAATTGCGACCGGATCAGCACCGATCAAGCTGGGGATTGTTGTCTGCAAAGCCATACCAAGGTTGATGCCTTCTTTTGTTGCGACACCTGCCAAGTGATTAAGTTCACGTACAAAAGCCATGCCAAAAACCAGAGCTACGTTATGACTATTAATTTTTAATTCCATAATTTTTTATCTCCTTACTAAAAAAGAGCGCTCTAAAAAGCGCCCTTATGCTATTTATTATTGCTCACTAAGCAGCACCTGAACCATCTTCGCCATTCGTGCCATCGTTTTTAAGCAAGCCTTGGAAGATGTAGTTAATCTGCTCACGCAAACCATCGGGGATTTTCGTGTAGCCGTCTTTTGGTTCACCATCAACCGCAACTTCAAATTCTCTTGTCCCGTTATCGTCCGGGTCACCCGATTCACTGTCCTTGGAAATTCGGCCACGCATATAGTGCGCAAATACCTTTTTGCCGTCAGTGCCGAGCATACCGAGTTTCACAAACCAAAACTCAAGCGTTGTCTTATCCACCAACGACTTATGCAGTAAATCAAGTGTTTCTGATGTGCTGTCCAACGTCTCAAAGCTAAAACTCGTTTCAAGGTTGCCTACCTTGGCCACGTTGCCGGACTTTGTAGCGGTGGAATCACTGTCACGTGACAGCTCAAAATCCGTTGACGTCAGATAAGGCACCATTTTAGCGTCTTCCGTTTTTGCCTTTGCAAGGTCACGTACCATAACGATGCCGTCAAAACCTTGCAAAATCTTTAAATCATTTGCCATGTAAAATCAAATCCTTTCAATTTAGAATTGTTTTAATTCAAGTGTCAATGCCCCACGGTGGTAAATCACGTTGGGTACGCTCGTATCCATGCTTAGCTGCTTGCTCTGATTGCCGAAATAAGCGTAAAACTGATAGTTCGCCGTCTTGATGATGCCGGGCTTGATCAGACTGTAGATCTTGTCCGCCAGTTCTGCTACATCAATGCGCTGTTTGCGCGTGCCCCATACATCAATATCAATCGTATACGTACCGCCAATTCGCATTTTAGTAGCACTTGAAAGCGTGCTAACGTTGCCCACACAAATTATAGGGTAGTCTACCTTTTCCTTTTCGCCCGGCAAATAGTCGAACGTGCTTTTAGGCCTTAGTTTCAAGCATTCGGCATAGAAGTAGTCATATAGTTCTTGTTCAGGGCTCATTTATCCTGCCACCCCACAATCTTCTCTAGATCAGCCTTGAAGATACGCTTTTGAGCGTTAAAGGCCGGCTTGATTGCCGGTTCTTTTGCCATAAAGCGCGTCCCGTTTTCCAGATAATTAATGTAGTTGGTGTTGACGGTAACACGTCCTTCAAGCCCCATGATAGACATGGTGGTTTGCCGTGCGGTGTTGCCCGTCCAATATCCCTTGATGTAGGCTTTACGCTCATTTGACAGTGCCCGTTCATGTAGCTGCATTGTGTTCTTACGCACCGCCCTGCGGATTGCGGCTTTCTTACCGCTTGCTTCAAGCATTTTCTGCAACTTCTTTGTGCCGACCCATTCAATCGTTACTCTACCCATTAACATCACCTACTATCAGTGTTGTACCGTGCGACAAATTACGCGACGTAACCGCCTTATAATGTTTGCTGCTATCGTCAATCGTCAGATATGACCACTCATCAGCTACCGGACTAAGCAAACGAATCACTTTGTTTGCGGTCTTGACGTCACCAAACACCTCGGCACTGCGGTTAGTGCCTACGTCAGTTATGTTTGCCGGTGTAGTAGCAACAAGAGTTACACCACCCTCATACCCTACACCCGGCACGTAATGTTCTTCCGATTCAGACCAAAACTTGACCGTTGACTCAAATCTCATCGCTACTCACCTCGCTTGTATGGGTCGAAGAAAAAACCTCGCCCCAGTGTTTGCGCATTTTTGCCATTGCGTTCTTTCCAGGCATCGATATCCGCTTGAAAATCGTCAAAATCGTTGCTGTTGAACGTGATTGATTCTCCCTCTTGAGAGTAACTAGCCATGCCCTCGTTTTTGAGCCTGTTAAACCGCTTGACGCATACCTCAAGGGCGATATAGCTCAAATCGCTTGGAAAAGGCTCAGACGGCGCAAGGGCAAGCTTAAAACGCAATGCTTGCACGGTGGTTTTGATGATGAGGCTGAGCAACGCGTCGCGAGTATCATCAGCCAAGCCAAGCATGGTTTTAAGCTCTGTTAAATCGATCACGTTGTCCATCAGTTAACCCCCTATTCTTTTGGCGCTGCAGATGCCGCCTGGAAAGTTACGACCACTACTTTAGAATCGTCGTAAAGGTATGCAGCATAGTGTTCATCAGCCGTCATAACCGTTGTCTTGTTGATGATGTTGCGGTCTGTTTCGACCTGGACACCACGCTTCATGATCAGCTTCAAAGGCGGTGTTGTAGGATTGACCTTAAGCAAAATGCCTTCAGTTGCACCTAACTTGTTGGTAGCTACGAGCTGCACGCCCTCCACGGTGTACTTGGTGTTGTGGATAACGGCATCTGCGCCAATATCAGAGCCGATTTGGTTCTTCTGTGCGTCTCTGAGAATTGCGGTGACAACTTTAGGAGATGTCACGAGGACGAGCGGAGATTCGTCCGAGTCGTCAGTAAACGTGTTGATTGCGTCAAGCAAGCCATCTACGGTTTGTGCAATCGTTGCTTTCTGCTTGCCTGTCTTAGCAGCCGCAAGCAAATCATCGTCAACTTTGTTAGCCAAAGCCAAACCGAGCTGGCGGTTTGATTCGCCAACAGGGTCGCCATAGCCTTTGAGCACTGCTTCATCAGTGATTTGCGTACCCTTAGCAGCTTTCTTGACGGTGACTGATGCCGTCTTGGTGCCGAGCTTATCCAACGGAATTGGTGCACCTTCCGCGACATCTTTAGCGTCGCCGATGTAAGTAAACTTCGGCATCTTGAGCGTATCGCCCGGCTGGCCGACAAGCGTGTTGTCTACTTGAGCAAGCGGTGTAAAGCGCAAAGCTTTTTCAAGCGCATAAGAAATAATAGGCGCATTGACTTCGGGATTAACGAGGTCTGCGATTTGAGTAATTGTATCAGCCATAGTTATCTACCTCCAGTAGTTGTTAGTTTTCTAAAAAGTTCAGGGTCCGCATGGAACAAGGCGACGCGTTCCTTTTGCGTCATGCCGTCAAAATCTTTTTGACTGACAGCCTTTGCCGTTGTGCCGGAGACCCTCGGTGTTCTGCCTTTCTTAAATTCCTCACGCACGGAATCCTTGACCGTTTCCGTGTAGTCGATAAAGGCCTTGACATTTGAATAAGTGTTGTCTGCGTCGTCAGAAACAAGGAAGCTCAAGACGTCTGAAGGAACAACTAACCCGTTTTCTCGCAATACTTGATCTGTATCATCAAGCGTTTGTCTGCGGGCGATTTGGCTTTTTAAAGCCGCGATTTCCTTATCCTTTTCATCAACGTCTTTTTTGGCCTTATCTTCGTCAGACAGCGTTTTAACTGATTTGCCGGACTTAAGCTTTTCGATTTCCTTCAAAGCATTGTCCAGCTGTTCTTTGTAACTGTTTTTCTTCGATTGTTCAGCTCCAATGCGCTTTTGAAGTTTCTTAACAACCGCGTCAGAATCGACCTTGGCTTCTTTCTCCGTTTGTTCGTCAGCAACCGGTTCAGTTGCCTTGGTTTCTTCCGTTGTTTCATCAGTTACTTGATTTTCGTTTTCCATAAGTTTTACCTCGCATTTTCCGGCTTGGGAGCCTGTTTTACTCAGTTGTTCTTTTAGCCCTGCAAACAGGAAAAAGGGCACAAAAAAGACGGCTATTTCTAGTCGTCTAAAATCTCATATGTTTTTTCAAAAATTTCTTTTTTTACTGGATATCTTTCGTCTTGAATCCCAGTTACAATGTAATCGCCTTTGTGATAATACATTGTGCCTTCAAACGTTTCAATACTACCCTTTTTTGTTGCTTGTTCTGCATTAACAACGATCGGCTTTTTCCTTACTTTCATATAAAACACTCTTTTTTTGTTACATTTCAACATCTTTAACCTCTGGCCAAATATCCTTAAGTAACTGTCCATTAATTTTATAGTTAAAAATATCAAAGGTGGATCCCTTTTTCAAAAGAGAATTTTCACAAACTAAAAGCCATCCATCCTCTAATATCCCAGTTTTTGGATCAGGTAGAATCATGTATTGCTTACCATTTATTTTGAAATAAATTTCAAGATTATAACTCATTGCTTCTTTTAAAGCTTTTAGAGTATTAAGGTTATTTGCGTTCATGGGATTTTAACCACCTTTCTATATTATTTTTCTCGTTCTGGTTTAATTCACGCCACTCTTTTTTCCGCTTATATTTTACAACACCATCACTCTTAATGGCAAGCCAGTCATGCGCATGCGGTACTATTGGGTGATACTTTGGTGCGCCATGATTAGTTAAATCATAATCGACCTTTGGTTTACCTAAAGAATCATAAACACGGTATTGAACAGGCTTACCATCTGCTAATTTAAGTACAACCGAAGATGGATTATAAGAAAAAGGAATGCTATGTTCGAGACTTAAACTCGGCTCAATGTTGTTCAAAAAATTATTTTTTAGTTCGTCCACCCAATAAGCGGACAGTGCACACCGGCAATTGGGATGTTGTGGCAGTTCGGGAACGTCTTTGACAGGATACACGCCCACGCCATTACCGCTGCTGTGGGATGCAATCTCTTTGCATACAACGCACGCCCTCGGTTCAGCAATCCATCTGCAATACTTCACGTCATATTCTTTGAACGATTCTAAAGTGGCTTGCGTCTGACAGCGTGCCGATTCGGTGCGTGCTATTCTTTCTGCGGCAGCTCTCATGTTGCCAACGTCTTTTGTCATGTGCTTATAAAATTCTTTGGCGGTCGCTTTCGGGTTCTCGCCGCTGATCAGCACCCTTGACAGTTGCTTTTCCAACTCTGATTTGAGGACGTCAATGTTTGACCAAATGCGAGTTGAGAAGTTGGCACTGCGTGTGTTACTCATGATAATTTTCTGTACGTTTTCTTCCGTCCACCAGTCCATAGCGTCGGCCATGCCGGCGCCCGCCAAGATACCTGCTTGACGTTCAAATTCTTTGCGTGCGTCCTCGTCAAGTTTGACGTTGAGTTCAGCGTTGATATCTACGCCTAACTCAATCAGACGCACGCCTATAAGCGATTTAAGGTATTCTAACCGGTTAATGCGCATGGTCACGTTGTACAATCTCATGCGTTCGTTGACTTCATCCGAGAAGTCGGAGTAGCCTACACGTTTGCCCTTTTTACGCATTTGGTCGGCTTCTTTAACTACCTTTTTTGCCTCTGCCTCAAACTGTCTTATATCAGCCTTAGATACCTTTTTGCGTGCTTCGGCCAGGCTCACCCCGTCGCGGGCAGCAAAGCTTTGCAGTTCGCTTTGGATATCCTTGTTAATTGCGTCGATCGTACGCTGATAGTACTTCTCAAGGCTCGCGTTAAAGGCCTTGTCATCAGCTAAATTCTGGCGGATATACTCAAAGCGTTCTTTATCTCTGTTGTTCCAGTACGTTTTGTTGCTCATCATCGTCACCGCCTACGTCTTGGCCACGCTGCATATCAACAACATTAATGGCCGTCTGCATTTTCTGTTCATCTTCCTTATCCATGCGGTCGATTTCTGTCTTAGGGTCATCGACGATTGACAAAACAGACAGCTGAGTTTCTTTGCTGACCACGCCCTCAAGGTTCTTAGCGTCCGTGACTTCCTCTGATAGGTTGTTAGGCAAGTTACGATTAAATTTGAATTTGAGGTCACGCCATACATCGGGCCAGTTCGTCAAGCTGAAGACCGCCCGATACAACTTGCGCAACGAACGAGTGAATTTGCGTTCCTTTGACGCCGCCATATTCTGCATTGACAACATCTTGTACTGCATGGCCACACCGCTTGCGTTGCCTGAGAAACTGTCATCGTTGGGATTCGGCACCTTGGCAATCTGGTAGATCAAGTTGGTCAGCCTGTCGATTTGATGTTCCTGCATACCGTCGGCATCGGGTTTTGACAAAAACTCGATCTTTGCGTTTACCGCGTCGGCATCGGGACTGTAGATCATGCGCTGCGTCTGAAGATCGATATCCGGCAAACTGTCACCGTCTGCGTCCAGGTTAAGCCCTAACACCGATAAATAAGCATTGTCAAAATATTCAATCTGATTCTGCTTGCTTGAAAGCGTGTCGTTAAGCTCGTTGATCAGCGTTGCCACGTTGTCGCACAGACCTAGCCTTTCCTCGTTATCAAAAAACTCAACTGCCGGCACAACACCGTAAATGTTCGGCCGTTCATCAATCATGCGGGTGTCACTGTACGTGGTAATAGTATCTGCCGTGTACACCTCGGCCATGTTTTGTGTGCCCTGGTCGCCCTGCGTTGACCAATGGCGGATAAAGGCCAAGCGCCCATGATTAATCGTGTCATCATAGATCATCACGCCATCAGTTGGCGGAATGACCGTCAAGCACGTATAACCGTCTTCGTCTTGATAAACAAGGGCATATGAACGGCCGTAAATATCGCATTGCTTGCTGATCTCGTTCAATTTGTCCTGCATCGAGTTGGTGTCGTTCCAGTCTTGCAGCCAATCGTTCTGCTGTTCATTATCTAACGTAATCTTTGGCGGAATGCCCATAAAATAGCCGTTGTACGTGTCAACAAGGTAGTTGGCCACGTTTGCGACCAACCTGTTATCCGGACCCGTGCGCTGCATATCAGCCGGCTTATGCAAAATATCGTGGTCGCCAAGATACATGCGCATTTTAGCTTTGTAATCCGTCAAGCCCGATGCCGTGCTGCCTAAAATGCCGGCACCATATACCGCATTGTGGATAACTGCGGGCGTGATTTCCACACCTTGTGGATAAATCAAAATGCCGTTTTCCAGTCTGTATAATTCTGTCATTCTCTCACCTCCCTTAAATAAAAATATTGCGCATGCCCACCGCTTTAGGCGCTCCGCTGCCGTTTATCGGTTCTACCGCATACCGGATAGCGTCGATACAGTGGTTATAGCTATCAACCGGTTTGTTAATGTATTCGTTTGTCTGTCGGTCTTTCTGATAGGTATAGTTTTCCAGTTCTTCGATCGTTTTGACGCAACGATCATCAACTATCCACTCGAACTGCTGCAGAAAGCCGATGCCTTGAATAATACTGTCGGGGCCTTTCTTGGCTGGCTTTATCCGGACAATCCCGCACCGCTTGATTTCGGCAATCGATTTCTTTTCGGCAGCGTCAGCCGTGATGATTTCCTTGCTATAGCCTAATTGTTTGATAATCTCAGCTATTTCGTTGTTGAGCATGCCTTTTTTGGCGTACTCTTCAAGCACGTATAACCGTTTGCCTTTGACGTCCGCCTTGACGTGGATAAAAACGCTAGGGTCGTTGATATACCCGAAGTCAAGGCCAAATAAAGACGGATACTGCGTCAGCTTATCGGGATGCAGACGCCTGCGTTCAAACGTCGGGAAAACAAGCTTGTCAAGCGTTGCAAACTCACCTAATGTGTAAATCTTGTAGTATGCCGGGTTAGTACGTTTAAGTGCCTCAATAGTTGCGATGTTGTCTGCGTCCAAAAAGCGGTTGTCTTTGTACGTGCTATGATGCACGGCAACACGGTTGTGGTCGTATACGCTATCAGGTGCAAACCATTGCTTATACGTCCAGTTAACCTTTGACACCGGGTTAAACATGCAGAAAAGCTGTCTATTCTTGTGTTTCGGTTCACGCAAACGCAACGTCAACTGCGTGTAATCGTCAAGCGTAAATTCGGATGCCTCTTCCATAACCACATCTGACAAGCCTTTGATTGACTTGATACGTTCCGGGTCTTGCATACCCTTAAACAGGAATTGCGCCCCGTTGGGTAGCGTGATCGTATAGTTGGTCTGATTGACTTTGCACAACGGTAGCAGCTTCCACCGCGACAGACAATCGAGAACGTCGGCAAAGATTGAATCCTTAATCGTGCGGTCAACTTTGCGCAACCACAGTATCTTGCGCGGATGCGGCCACTTCTTGAGTGCTTTTAAGACAACTTTTTGTACGACACCGTGTGATTTGCCTGACGATGCGCCGCCATAAGTCAATACCAAACCTCAATAAAATGACTGTAGTCAAATAAGTTGTCAAAGATTTGCTTGTTAAAAACTTTATTTGGTTTCGGAAAATTTAAATTGATGTTTGGCATGGCATCACCTTCTTTCGCCTTGCCCAAAACTGTATTGATATATTTAAACTTAGTTTCTATTGCCCGAAACTATATTGATATATTTAAACTTAGTTTCTGCTGTTCACTAGTCGTCTTCGTCATAATCACCAACCCCGATAGTAATATCCATGGTCCCACTGATTTCCTTGCGTTCGGTAAACATGCCGTATGCTCTGCCCATACACTCCGCCGCTTTGAGCCGGTCCTTAGTGCTTGCTGGCACTTCCAAGATTTTGCCGCTATTTGATACAACCTCTTCTTTTACCTCGCCACGGACTACTGACGTAAAGAATTCTTGTATCTCTTTTTGAGTTGCAATGGCGTTACTGTGGCGTTCATTCATGGCCTTGTCTATCCAGGGTCTAAGTTTTCGCAAATTTTCGGCGCCCTGAACTTTAGGGTTTTTGTAGCCGGCAATGCGTGCGGCTTGAACCGAATTCATCTTGGCTTCGCCAAGGTAAGCGTCAATAAATGTGCTTTGCTTAGCCGTCAGTTTCTTCTTCTTTTCAGTCACATATACCACCGCCTCTCTTTCTGAACTAAAAATAAAATAAAAAGAGTACGGACAACTCCGTACTCTTTAACACCTTACACTTTAGCATGATTCTAACGTTACCGATTATACACTGATTATACACTACTTTATAACGACTGACTTCGTACCATTGATATACAGTTTCGTAATGTAACTTAATGTATAATTCATTTCGTATGCAATTCCCTCAAGGGGTATACCGCCGATATAGTACCGGTCCAGTACCTCGGCTTGGCGTTGATTATCCAATGCGTCGATGCACTGCGTAATCTCGCATCTGATTCGGCGCATGTGCTTTAACAACGTATTGATCTTTTCTTCCAATTCATCATGTTGTATCAGCTTATCGTCAAGCGTGATACGTACCGACGCTTTCGGCTCGCCGGTCAGCTTAGGCGATTTAAGCGCCGCCATATCCTCGTCTATCTGCGCCAGCTTATTTTCCAGTCTCTTGATTTTCTCGCTTAAAATTCGATAACGAATCAAAAACGCTTTGTTTTGTCGAAACTCGTTGTCTGTCGATATAGTGCGCATAGCATCACTCCCTGCCTTAACTTCCACGCCTTATTAATGATAATTATTATAGCCACCTTTGATAATCGCTTCGATAACGTTTTGAACATCGCTCTCAGGATCCCAAGGATATTCTTTGCCGTTTTTGTAAAGAGTTGCTTCAGCTTCAATCTCCAGCCCCTCGTCCATGATTTTGTCATACATTTTTCGGTCCTTCGTTCCGAGAAATGGCAACTTTATCCGTTTCAATTCCTCTTCCGATACCCAAAATCTGCCACACTCGCCCTCGATCAAGTAGCTTTTATGACATTTTCCATGGGTTTCTACCTTGCACGTTCCGCACATTTCTCCGAGCATTGTTTTAATCATCGCTATCTCCTCCGTCTTCGCCATCGTCATCACTTATCCAATAATCTTCATTTTTTCTCCCTCGCATTCTTAAGGCGTTCTGCCATTTTGGCTCTTTGTTCATCAGAGTAACAGCGCTTCTTGCCTATCCTGACCTTATGTGTGTTCTCATTCAGATACCCGTCGATCATAACTAACGCTCCGTCTCGATAGCCCTTCTTGACAGTCTTGGACTCATCAAGTGCCGCTTCATACTTGCGTGCGTGTGCCGGATAGTCAGTACATATATGCCACGCTCGTTCCTTTGCGTCCCAGGTAAGGACAGTTTCTTGCTCATCTATCGTCAGTGACGGATAACCCTCAATCTTTTCGACTTTCATTTTTTGTTCCTCCTAATTGGCTTAATCGTTGAACATGACGTCAAATGACCACCGCCTCATGACCTCTTTTCTTTCTTCAAAAGTCAGATCATAAATTCCACAAAGCAGGTCAACCAAATTGTTGTAATTGTAGTAGGCGCCGACGATTTCAGTAATTGTTTCGCCATGTTCAAGTCTCGTATTGATTTTGCGAACGATGTCAGTCAGAATTTTTTCAACTTTATGCTTTTTACTTGATGTTTCCATTTTCTTTCATTCCTCCTTTCAACATCCTTTTACCTCCTCAATCACCCCGTCTAAATTCCCATCCGTTCTCTATATAACATCTGCCGCCCTTGGTCTTGTCCCTAAGGTAGCCTTCGCTGAACCAAAAAGCTTTTTCCGCTTTATTTATAGAACTAAACGTTTTCTGCTCGCCCGTTTCAATGTTCAGACAAATCATGTGCACACTAGGCCTTATGCCCGGGGGGCACACATAAGGATGCATTTGATGATAAATTCTTTTTAAGCCGTAATCAGAAACCTTTTTTCCGACAGTCGATTCTGTCAGCCCTGTTTCTCTGGCGATACCCTTGTAGGTGTAACCTTTTTTAATCATATCCTTAAGCGTTTCTCGATTAATTTTTCGAGAACGCTTGGGCTCTGTACGGCAGTGTTTTCTCATGCTTGCAATAAACCGTACCGCTTCCTGCAGATCATCGTCCTTGATTTCGTTCAAGTCTAAGAAAATATCATAACCATAATCGGGATAACGTTCAAGGATTGTATTTACCGCTCTAGTAATATTCATGTGACCGCCTCCTTGTTTAAATAGTGTTGAGTCTAATTCCTAAAATCGCTTAGAAAGTCCGTTATGACGTTTTAATGATATCCTGCCAATCGTAACTCACGTCAGTTTTGATAACAGGCTCCAGTTTCTTCGTCGCCCCTGTAATAGTTGTTTTAAAGTCATGCGTTCTGATGACCACCACCTCAACCGGTAAACCATACACGCGGGCAAACATGGCAAATTTGAGCTTGGCTCTTTTGTCGATCGCGTAATCGGAAAACCCGTTCTTAACGTCATACACATGCTTCGGGGTCCCGTCTTCGTTATAGATTACGAAGTCGGCTCTGTACGCTGTCCTCTTTAAATTGACCACGCCTAAGCCTTCGTATTTATCCATCAAAACGAAGTTCTTCTGACACTCAAACTTGTAGCCGCTTGGCTTGACGTAACGTTCATAGAATGCCGCTTCCTTCTGTGAATCAAATCGGTACCCGTCAAGCTCCACTTTCTTTGCGAAATGCGACTGTGCTTGCACCCTCACCACTTATTGCAGCCCCCTTTGACGATTGCTTCAACATAACGGTAGTACTGCTCTTTAGCCGCTTCGCAAGGAAACGGTTTGAAGTTTTTTTCGTCAAATCCGATAACGTCATACATCAGCTTGATCAGTGCCTCAACCTTATCTCTTTTGTGCATCAGTATCTCATACTGCCTTGCCTCAAGCGGATTCAGCTCAGGGTACCTAACCGTTTCGTACTCCTCTTCGGTCAGCCAAGTTCCTTCTTCCCCTTTGTCAATAAGATAAAATCCGTCAAAATAACCTACTAATTCGCCAATTGTTGTTTTGACTTCTACTTCTTTTTTCATTCCTTTTCCTCTCCAATCCGGTCGATTATAAGCACGTCATTAGCATTGATATAAGTATCAGGGTTTCGAGTATCGTTGTCTTCAAACCAAAAGGCAACAAAACCGTTTTCGATTTTAAAAAACCGTGCTTCAAATTCCAGATAAGACTCACAAAGTAGAGGATATTCTTTCCAGTCCCTATATGATCTGCACGTGATTTTGTATTTCACTTCTCTTCCTCCTCAATCAGTTTGATTGCAAGCATATCATCGGCACAAACAGAAATGTCGGGGACTTGAGTTCTGTTGTGCTCAGTCCAGACGTTGATAACTCCATTTTTGGCTGCAGAAAGAGCCCTTGCTTTAATTTCTACAGCGTTGAAAAACCCGCTTTTGCCCTTCAAATGCTGTGGTTTAATTTCCAAGCGGTAATCTCCGAGCTGGTTGCGGGGATTAATGCAGTATGCGGCGCACGTGATTTTAAACATCATTTTCCTTCCTCCTTGACTTTTTGTTCGGCTTCTTCAGCGATTTCAGCTTTGATCAATCGATTAGTAATAACATCATCGATTTCAACGTCCACTAAGTAATTTTTCATTTCTTCACTCTCCATCCATCAAATATGCCACTATCGCAACCATGATTGCAGTTCCCACGAACGCAAGCGCCACGACTACAAGCTGCGGCAGAAAACGTTCACCAACCATTGCTACAAAAACGCATATTGCTGCTATCCACATTAAAGCTTTTAACCAATCCATTTCCATTCTCCTTTCGTCATCCAATCAGCACCTTGCATAACGCCCACATTACCGCAAACCATAGCAGCAACAACGCTGTTACTAGACAACCGGCAAAATCAGCTGAGTTTCGATTTTTCATTTGACCACCTCCTTCAGCTGCTCTTCCTGAACGTCCATAACGTCAAACAGAAAACGTCTGGCAAGTGCGCTTGGATATCTTTCGTAAATAACGTTCAGCGTCTGCACTAACCATTCAAAATAATTCTCGTTCAGACCTCCGTATCGTTGCACCATGACGTTGCTTGCCTGCATCCACTTTTCCAGATCTGCGAAAAATGCCTTCCAGTCCATCTGACCACCCCTCCAAATTGGTATACCTTCCGTCCTCTTTCTTTCCTTCAGCTGACCACCCTCAAGACTGAATGGTTATCTTCCTAAAAATTAAAATTCATTTTCTCGAACGCCTACACAAACATACGTTCAATGTTGTTACCCACTCTGAAGAATTTTTTCTAATTTTTCCACCCCCTTGCCTAGGCGTTACCCTCTTCCTTTCAGGAATAGAGGGTAACGGGCCTAGGGACAAGGCATTTTAACCCTGTTACCCACTCTGAAAATATCAGTGTGGGTAACGATTACCCACTCTCGGTGGGTTAGTGTGGGTAATGAGGGTAACAACGATTAAAGAAAAATTAAAAGTTCTCTAATCTTAGAATTATTCTAAATCAGTTTTGTTCTCTTTTGAACAGATCATGCCGTCGGACGCTTCGAATTTTTTGCTCTTTTTAATGCGCTGGTAGGCACTCTTTTTGGAGATTTCCAGGTAGTCTGCTACCTGTCCGATCTCGATTGGTCCACCGTCTTCACTCATGATGTTAAATGCCTCTTCCAATTCAGTCTGTGCTTTCTGCGCTTTCTTCTCGTTCATCTTTTTGACCGACTGTTTCCAGTTGCCGTTGCCCGGGCCTCCGCCCGCCGTTTCCAGTTCGATGTCATCCAAGCTGTTGTCGATGACGTGGATAGGATATTCGAACCAGACGTTGACCGGCTTGAATTTCGGGAATTCGCGAAGAGTGCCCTCAACTCTCCACGCCGTTTCGTTGCGCGCATTGTCCACCGCCCGATGCATGCGTTGAGAATTCTCTTTGAGCACGTCCTCATAGTTTGGTATCGCTCTGTTAATGGATACCATGACATGATGTCCCATGCGCTGCTTGTCTAACATGTCGCCCTCGCTGATCTGTTTGAGATAGTCGGGACGGTATTTAGCAATTGTCTGATAAAACGTTCGGCAGGCGGTCCTATTTTCCAATGCGTCATATCTTGCCTCATTAATGGGTAGTTGGATCAAGTCGAGGATTGCGTCAGGGTCACGGGCAAAGACACCGGATCCTGACGAGCGGTCGATTGACGACTTGCCCCCCTGCGCACCTTTTGAATGGTGGTGAGCGTAAATAACCGCACAATCTAGCTCGGTGGCTATCCGATCGAACTGATTTACGAAGTCCGCCATGTCATGAGCGTTGTTCTCGTCTCCCGTCAGCACTTTGTAGATTGGGTCAATTACAATTGCGATATAGTTGGCGTCTTTTGCTCGTCTGATGAGCTTCGGTGCTAACTTATCCATAGGGCTTGTTTTACCGCGCAAGTTCCAGATATCAACGTTGGTAATGTTTTTGTGGTCATATCCTAGCGTGTTGCAGATGTCTACAAAACGCTGTTTAGCCGACCGCCCATCAAGTTCCAAGTTGACGTATAGGACCTTGCCTTGAGTGCATTTAAAACCTAACCATTCTTTGCCGTTTGCAATTGATAAGACAAGGTTGATCAGCAAGAAGCTTTTGCCTGCTTTTGAAGGACCGGCAATCAGCATTTTATGCCCCTGTCTCAGCACGCCCTGAATAAGCTCCGGAGCAAGCTCGATCGGCTTGTCAAACAATCCTTCGAGGTTTTCGATGTCTGGCAAATTGTCATTCAAATCTTCAACATATTCTTGCCATTCATCCCAGTTTGCTTTGCCGATATTCGTTGCTACAAGAAACTGTTTCTTGTCTCCTCGGTCAAAGCCGGGCAATCGGGTTAAACGTGACGGGTTCTTGTTTTGCTTATCGATCTTGAGTCCGTTCTTCTGCATGATGTCATACAGATAATCGACCCGTTCTTTGTACTGCGGGTAATTCTTTGCGTCCACCTTGACGATTGCATGGAGCGATTTCCCACCCGTAAAAGTCAGTGCTGCAATCGGCAACTCGAGCTTGCGGTAAATTTCGTGTTGCAGCTGAACGGGAATCGAATCTGATTCAACCAGTGCGTACTTAAATTCGGTTACGTTGTCATTTTTGACCCCGTTTCCGTCAAGTGGGTTAAGTCTGATCCATGCTCCGGCGTTTTTATCCGGATCCCCCATGATAGCTCCGACGTCTCCGCCGTTTCTTCTGAGAGCATCCGTGATGTCTCCTGCTGTTCTCGTATAAATTCCTTGACCACCAGGCAGGTATTTAACGTGTCCGTCTTTTTCGTGTTCATAGGCGGTGGTAACAAACCCGACGATATCACCAGGATCAAATACTGCATTCAAGAACTCGGTGATTTGTTGTGCCGGGTTCCAATTTGCCGGTGGCTTGATTTCCTCGCCGCTCATGTAGGCAGTGTCGATAAGTTTATAGTCCTTATCGATCGTCGGATTGAAACGCTCTTCTGCTTCAAACGAATCATCCCACCCAAACGCTTCTTGATTTTCCTTCCTCATTCCTCCTTGCCAGCCGTTGTTTTTTGCCATTTGCGTAATTGTTGCTCCTGTCACAATCGAGCCTTCATCGTCAAATGTCTGCCACTTCTTTTCACATTCGCCATCATGATACCGGGCTCCGTCTCTTTGCGACCATGCGTCCCAGTCGGTTTCATCATATCCTTCATGTTTAAGAGCCATGCCGACCTGCACCCACTCGGTATAATCAAGCGTTGCCGGGTCGATGTAGTCGAGCAGTGGCAACAAATCAAACTCTTTCATTTTTACCCTCCTTTAGTTGTGATAATGCACGGTCGGGGAATCGAACCCCGATAAGCGCCGTCCGCCCGTGCTACCTTTTTAAACCGGGATTACGTCATCCCAGCCAAGATATTGATCAAGGTCTGTCGCCGCAATGCTTAACGGCTGATACGTATGAGCATTGACCTTGTGCGGCACTTTCCAACCGTTAGCTGCAATGCGTGTAATCATGTCGCTTGCTTCTTTGAATTGCCAGTTGCCTACGTGTCTGAACCCGTAATTTTCCAAACAACGGATTTGCTTAGGCGTGGTCAGCCCCGTTACGGCTCGCTTGTGCAGGCGATCAAGAATCAGTTTGGCCTTGCCTGCGTTCTCGATTTCGTCAGGTAGAATGCCTAAGCGTTCCAATGCAGCTTTTTGTTTTTGAGTAGGTGGTCCCATCTCCCAACCAAAAGTCGGCACGTAACTACTCAAATCTTCCGCTTGAATCGACATTTCAAATTGAAGCGGATCAACGAGCTTTCGCTTGCGTTTTTTGCATGCTTCCAATTTTTCAGCCAGCGCATTCTCTCGCTCTCTGACAACATCTTTTTCTGCCTGTTCTTCGGCGTTTTCGATATCCACCGCTTGCCCTGCGGCATCTTCCAAGTTCTCAGTCATCTTCTTAGCTGTTTCTGCATTCTTGCAGATTAAGTTAGCCGGATGGCAAAGCTCCATATTTTCGGTGTGCCAAAGGAAGTCGAGCAGCAGCAGCTCTTTCTTGCCGGGGGCTAATCGAGTACCACGTCCGACCATCTGGCTATACAAGCCTCTTACTTTTGTAGGGCGCAAGACTACCACGCAATCAACGCTTGGACAGTCCCAACCTTCCGTTAATAACATCGAGTTGCATAAGACGTTGTATTTGTCTTCTTCAAAATCTTTCAAAACCTCTTCACGGTCGGCAGACGCCCCGTTTACTTCGGCAGCTTTCAAGCCTTTTCCGTTTAAGATGTCTTTGAACTTCTGTGACGTTTTGACGAGCGGCAGGAACACCACTGTTTTGCGGTTCTTGCAATATTTGACCATCTCGTCTGCGATTTGTTCCAAATACGGGTCCAGTGCAGTGTCGAGGTCGCTTGTCGAAAAATCTCCGGCTTGTTGCTTGACTTCGCTTAAATCAACCTTAAGGGGGATAGTCAAGGCTTTAATCGGCGATAAATAGCCTTCACGAATAGCGTCGTTTAAGCTGTATTCGTAAGCCATGCTTTCGAAATATTCGCCGAGGTTCTTCATGTCGCCCCTGTCCGGTGTTGCCGTAACGCCCAGCACTTTCGCATTCGGGAAATGCCCCAGCACTTTCTGGTAGCCTTCGCTGATACAGTGATGCGCCTCATCAACCACGATCGTGCTAAAGTGTTCCGGTTCAAATTTTCCCAAACGCTTTTCTCGTTGGAGCGTTTGAACGCTGCCGACAACTACTTTTGCTTGAGTTCCAAGGCTCGTTTGTTCGGCCTTTTCGGTTGCCGTTTTGAGTCCTGTAGCTTTAAGCAGCTTATCGCTTGCTTGTTCAAGCAGTTCTCCACGGTGCGCCAAGATCAGACATCTGTCGCCCAGTTTGACCTGATCTTCGACGATTTTTGAGAAGACTACCGTTTTGCCTGTTCCGGTGGGCAAAACAAGCAGGGTTCGTTTGCGTCCCTCTTCCCATTCCCTTTCGACCGCTTCCCTCGATTGCTCTTGGTACGGTCTCAGCTTCACTTCTTCCATTTATTTCACTTCTTTCTCTTCCCGTTTAGAATGCCCCTGGAAAGGGATTGTTATTTGGTGCTTGTTGCGGTGCCTGTTGCGGTTGAATGGGTTGCTGCTGTTGTTGCACCGGTTGCTGATATCCTTGCGGCGCCTGTTGCTGTGTTGGTTGCGCTGGCGCTTGCGGTGGCTGACCGCCTTTTTTGAACTTCTTCACTTGGTTGTTTGAACGCTCTTGACCGTCACGGCTCGTGTATTTGTGGATAGTCAGCGTCGCAACGCCATGCGAACCGACCACCGTATTCCAGTTAGGCTTGAACGGTTGGCCAACTACTGGAGCCTGGCCGATTGATCCGAAGAACTCGGTTAACTTCCACGCAAGCGATTTGAGCAGATAAAGCCGTTCAGTTACCGTGGTGTTGCCTTGTTCGCCGCCGTTAAAACGGAGTGATACTTCAGCGTAAGGCGCGCCGTTCGGGATCTTCTGTGAATTCCCATCGTACATCTTGCGCTCGATCTTCGTTACCTCGAACGGGTAGTCACCGTCTTTGAGCGTTGTAAATTGTGATTCTTCCGCAACGAATGAGCCATCCCAGTCCAAGAATTCGTTATCCATTGCGTTTGCGCTGTTGTTAAAGTTATTGTTGTTAAAGTTATTGTTGTTCATCATGTTGTCGTCCTCCTTATTGTTCCGGATTGAAAAGGTCTGTCTGCGATGACTTGATCGTTACAAAAATGTCTCGATCCTTCAACGCTTTCAGATTTTCCAAATTAACGTCCGAGCTGTATGCTTCAAGTGCAATCTGTACGTTGCCGTTCTTGTCGACCGTAAACTTCGTGATGTTTGCGGCCAAATCTTCAATATCTAATTTTTCCATAATTTAGTCCTCCTTATTTAGCCAAACTCAAGGCCACCTGCCAGTTGTCGGCGATATGTTCCCATAATTGGGTCGGCACTGCTTCGATTGGCGTTCCCTCGGGCATGAATTTGCCGTTGTAGACGATTGCCATAACGCCCTCGGGGCTTAACCCCGATTGGAAAGCCAGATCAACGACTTTTTGTGGCATGCTTGGCGGATAACTGTACGGATAACCGTTTGTTTGCGGTTTTGCTTGCGCCCCTTCGGTTGCCGCTAAGAATTTGCCCTTGATCGCTTCATATTCAAACGGCAATTCGTCGGGCAAACCGAGCCGATTCTTGGCATCCCAGGCCGGCATGTGCGTTGTGTACATGACGCGCTGTCCGCCTGTCGCTTTTTTTGATCCGCTTCCGCTTGCTATTACGGTTGTTTTGTAGTTGGCAAACAAAAGCATGTCGCACCATTCCTTGATCAGTGCCGCATCCCTCTTTTCCAGTTTGAGAACATAGCGGTCGAATGAGCCGACCTGATCAGGCAATTCAAATTTCTTTTGCACGGCATGAGCCGTCAAAACAACGTTCATACCTGCATTCTTGACCATTTCGAGCCCTCTTAAAAGCCGGATGATCTCGTTTGACAAAGCGACGTATCTCACGCCGTAATCTGTCTGGTCAATTGCCTGCCATTTGTGCTTGGTCATTAAGTGCTGCTTGGCGAGCTCTTCTGCCCAATCGGCAGTATCGATCACCAGTGTTTTGCCCTGTGGGCTTTGCGCCATATACGCAATTTCTTCGAGAAGCATCGTCCAATCTTCGGGATCGGGGAGCTTTTTGGCATCAATAAAGCCCGTCGATCCCTCCGTATCAATAAATACCGGGTCCGGGAATTGGCTTACAAACGTTGTTTTGCCGATGCCTTCGACCCCGTATAGGACAACCTTCATAGGCTTTGTTTTACGGGTATTTTGAATTGTAAAGTTCATTCAATCACCGTCTCTCTTTCGCTTGCCTTGACCACTTTTACACCGTTCGTGATGCAGAAACGAGCCACATTGTCGAGCTGTTCTTTGGTGCCTTTGAGTGTAAATGCGACAAGCTGCAGTTCATGCTTAACTTCACCATTTTCATCAACCAAGCGACCGTCTCCGATATCAACCATAGCGGCTTTTTGTTCCGCTACTTCGGCTTGTTTTGCCTGCTTGAAAAGGTCGGCCGTTTCTTCCTTGTCGATCAGATCAGATTCAATTTTGTTTGAAACGTCGATGTATGACGTTCCGTTTTCGTGCATTTCAATGTACGGAGCCGGTGCAAGACCACTCTTCATACATTTCTTTTTGATTTCCTCACGCTCTTTGTACAGATTGACGAGCACCTTCATTTGTTCGCCGATTTCTTGCACGATCGTTTTTTGTGACGTTGACTTGAGCAGCCACTTGTCAGTGATAGGCAGGTCTTCAGCTTTGACACCATAGTTAGGCGCCATTTCTTCGATGAGCGCTTGAACTTTGGCTTTGCGCTCTTTTTTTTGTGTTTCCTCGAACCCGTCGATGGTCAGCTTGAGTTCCTGTGACGCTTCGTCACAGTCTTTTTCAAGCCCACGGAGCGTTGATTCAAAGAGTTCAAATGGCACGTTCCAAGCCGTTTTATACTTTTTGCGAACGTCCCCAATTGCCTTTTTAAGCTTGTTGACCTCGGCACGTGATGCCTTAGTCGCCTTAATGCTTTCATCCGTGGCTACTAAGCCTTTTGTCTGGTCTAATTTGCCGGCAACCAGTTTCTTCAGTTCTCCCGCTTGCGGAAAATCGATTGTGCCGGGTTTAAAGTTGACTGATAAATTTTCCAGTTTTAAATCGTTCATTCTATTTCCTCCTATTTCGTGCTATAATGTAAGCAACCCAAGATTTTTTTACCGCCTTATTTAAGGCGGTTTTTTTGTTTAGTTTTCTACTCTCACCTCTTCGATTTTCGTTTCGACAACGGGGAGACTTGTCAAACTCTGGCCAAATCCTAGCAGCAGCATATGCAAGTGAGGATCTCTGACTTCGTATGATGCTTTGGCAAGTACGTACCCTGTCCAGATCCATTCTTCGGGAGCGTTCCACGGCTTGCTTTCAGGTTTCGTGTCCACGTTGATTTTTCCGCTGAACGTGATCTTGTCGTCTTCGCCAACTTGATGGCAGAATGTCGGCAAACGAACAAGCGTCGTGTCTTTTTCGTTTCCTTCGCAATCCATGCCCTCGTAAGGATCGTACTCGACCGCCGCTAACGTGACGTATTCTGTTTCCGGGCCTTCTAATGTGATTTTGTCGGCTTGGATTCCCAAGCCATTTTCTGTTGCTTTAATTCCAGCCATGTTCTTATCCCTCCATGATTGCTTTGATCTTTGCGTCCAGTTTTTCCAAACCGTCCATCAAACATGCTCTTTTGGCGGCGTTGTTCAGGCTTTTTCCAAGCGGCCAAACGCCCTGCACTGTGATATCTTCGACCGTAAACTCGTTGAGCAAGCATTCACGTTCCTTGTTAAGTTTGTGCAATTTTAATTGTTTAATGATGTTCATTTATCATCACCTCGATACATTTTTTCGAAGTCATCAATGGTATCAGCGATAAAACGTGCAACAGCTTCTTTCTTTTCGCCTTGAAATCTTCCAAGGATTTCGCTCGTCACCTTTTTCGCTGCTTTTTCGCCGTGTGTTTTTTCAGTTTCGAAAATTACGTACGCAAGCGACAACATGCTGATGGTGCCGCTTAGTCCCTCTTCAACTTCCTCAGCTTGATTGGAGATTATCTCCAACATTTCTTTGTGGTTAATCGTCTTGCAATTCGCAAACGTGCACGCCGCCAAAAGCGCCGCCAAAACACCAGCTGGTACCGGTACTACCGGTTCTTTTTCGTTATCCATTTAAATTTTCCTCCTTTGAATTTGATACCGCATTGTTCAAGACTTCCTGCAAATCGGAAGGCAAGACAACTTTGGCTAGGTCGCTGATGATGTTTCCATCTTTATCAACGTTAATGACTTTCATCGTTAGCCACCTCCATTAATATCCATGGCTATTCGCCTAATAACGGACTTCATACTTTTGTTTCTTCCGCTCAGCGCATTTAGCAGTTCTTCATGACTGACTTCGTATCGGTCAGCCAGTTCAGCTACCGTCATGTCATGAGCGGTCAGAAACAAGATTATCGTTTCTTCCATGGGCACCTCCTATTCAATTGTCAAAGAACGTTTCATCCCACTATTGGTGGATTAGATTGTCTTCGCCTTTCTTGTCCCAATTATGGGACAAACGGGCAAAAAGAGAGAACGTTTCCTCTTCTGTACAACCCATGGCTTGACAAATCTCGATGAATTCATACGCGCCCAAAGTGGCTTGGCCACTTTCTCGGCGGTAAATCCAGTCTTTGCGGTGGCCCATTTTTTGAGCCAAACCCTCGGCACTGTAGCCTCTGCGGATTCGCTCGGCTTTCAACTCGTTTAAATTGAGCATCTGAACCAGCTCCTTTCTTTTTATTTTTTGTTTTGCCTTTCGACGTTTTTAATGTTACACCCTCTGTCCCAAAACTGCAATACCTTTTTTCGCATTTTTTTTATTTTTTTCGCAAAAACACTTTTTTTGTTGCGGATATTGCGTTTTTGGAGCGATATATGATATACTGTAATAGTCGGAGGGGAGGTGATAAAATGCTTTTCTCAAACGATGATATTGTAGATAGGATAGCAAGACAGATGGCTATCAAGAACCTTACCGTAAACGGTCTTGCCGAAGAAGTTGGAATATCTTCTAGCTCACTTTCAAGGTATCTCCTTAAGCGGTATAAATTCCCATTGGAGCACATAACACCAATGGCGAAGGCTTTAGGAGTGAGTGAAGAGTACCTGTTAGGATTGACCAAAACATTAGCTCATGTAGATACTGTTAAGGTTCCTGTAATAGGAAACATAGCTTGTGGAGAACCAATTTTGGTAGAAGAAAACATATCAGAGTATGTTGCAATACCAAAGGATTCTATATCGAACGATCCGAACGAGTATTTCTTTTTGATTGCCGAAGGTTCGAGCATGGTTCCAACTATTCAGCCTGGTTCTAAAGTTCTTATTCATCAGCAAGATATAGTTGATAAGAATGAGATAGCCGCTGCGTTATTGTTGGATACCAACGAGGCCACACTAAAGCGTGTAAAATATATCAGTGATACGCTTGTGTTGTCTCCTGACAATAAAGATTACGATCCTATTATGGTGACGCCTAAAACACCGATAAAAATTTTAGGCAAAGCAGTTCAAGTTATTACTGAACTGTAAAAAAATACCTGTCATGGCTAACAGACAGGAAAGAGCCATGACAGGTAAATAAGATATTGCTTGTATCGTCATTATAACACGATGCAGGCAATTTTTACATATAGGACCAAAAGTGATTGTCATTAAAAGCTGCGAACTTACTATATAGAGGAGGACGTTTTATGTCAAAGAAGATTACGGATGAAAACGGCAAAACGTACGTCGAGAAAAAACCTTTTTATAAAAAAGGCTGTTTCTGGATCATCGCTGTTGTTGTGGTTATCATCATCGGCGCGGTAGCAGGTAGCGGTAGTGGAGATAATGACAATGGCGGTACCAAAGTCAACAAGACAACCGCCAAGGCCAAAAAGTCAAGCACGAAGAAGACTGAGTTCTACAAGGTCGGCGACACGGTAAAGGTCGGAGACGTTGTATATACGCTTAAGTCAGTTGAAAAGACCGACGAACGAAACGAGATGAACGACAAGCAATTCAAGAACGTTTTGAAGGTCGTTTACCATGTTAAGAACGATGGCTCGGATGAATTGCCAATCGGTGCTGACCTAGATGTTTACGGTCCGGACAACAACAAACTGGATACATACCCGATCAGCGGGACTACGGTCAACTCAGTTGCTGCTGGTAAAGAGATGGACGTAACCACCGGCTTCGGCACGGATAATCTGGGCGATTTCGAATTACAGTTCAAGCCGCTTGTTTCAGTCAACAAAGCTGCTAAGTTTAAAGTAAACATTCAGTAAGGCAAAAAAGAGCCTATCCACTCGGTCAAGGGATAGGCTCTTTTAATAATAAAATTGATGAGATTATATATTGATATGTTAAGTTGTACTGTCATTGTACAACGGAAAGGGACATTATGACAAGTTACAGAAAATTAAGAGTAGCAACCTATACCAGAGTTTCAACGTTGGAGCAGGCCGAAGAAGGCTACTCGATCCAAGAACAACAAGACAAACTGGAGAAATATTGCGAGTTAAAAGACTGGACCATCACACACAGATACTCTGATCCCGGCTTCAGCGGGTCAAACATCAAGCGCCCGGGTATTCGTGAACTGATTGCAGCTGCTAAGCAGGGCGACTTTGATTTGGTATTGGTTTACAAACTTGACCGCTTGTCACGGTCTCAAAAAGATACCTTGTACTTAATCGAAGACGTGTTCCAGGCTAACCAAGTTGACTTTGTGAGCCTGTCAGAAAATTTTGACACCTCCACTCCCTTTGGAAAAGCGATGATCGGGATCCTGTCCGTTTTTGCGCAACTTGAAAGAGAACAAATCAAGGAACGTATGACAATGGGAAAAATCGGCAGAGCGAAATCAGGTAAGGCAATGGGCTGGAGCAACGTCCCGTTTGGCTACAATCTGGTCGGTGACGTTTATGAAATCGATGAATTTCAAGCGACGATTGTCAAGCGTATCTTCTCCGAGTATTTAAGCGGAGACAGTCCTGCTACAATTGCTAAGCGTTTAAATGACGAAGGCCATCTGGGCAAGGGAACACGGTGGTCTTGGAAAACTGTCAGAGATATCTTGATGAACGTGGTCTACACGGGCTATATCAGCTTCAAGGGTGAGTTATACCCCGGAATGCACAAGCCGATTATCGATATGGAAACGTACAAAAACACGCAAAAGCAAATCGAAATCAGACGAGTCAGCGCAACCAACCCCCGCCCGTTTCGAGCCAAGTATATGCTGTCTGGACTGCTGAAATGTCATTATTGCGGTTCGACACTGATGATCGGGATTGGCATCAATCAGCGGACCAAGGCGAGAAGCTACCGTTATAACTGCCCGAGTAGCCATCCAAGGGGAAAAACAACGTACAAGCAAAAGGCGGCTTGCCCATCGAAATTTATTTATAAAGAAGCCGTTGAAAAGCAAGTTATCGAAGAGATCGAAAAATTGCCTAAGAATTTTGAGCACAAAAAAGCACCCACTGTAGATGTGGATGCAGTAAAGAAACAGATTAAAGCCATCAAGGGCAAACAGTCGAAACTGATGGATTTGTATCTCATTGACGGCATCGACATGGAAGAACTTAACCGGCGCAACGGCGAGTTTAACAAGCAAATCGAAGCTTTAAATAAAAATCTGAGCGCCGTCCCGACTGAGCCTGACGTGACCGAAGCCTTGAATCAAGCTAAAAATATCTCAGAATTGAGCTATGATGAGCAAAAGAAGCTGGTCAGATTGCTGATCAGTGAGATTGAAGTTGCCAACGATTCCATCAAAATTCACTGGCGTTTTTAAATAATTTTAGAAACTTTCATTTCAACTAACGTAAAAGCGGATTTATTTTTGCTCTGATTTTTTTTAATCATTGATACATTCCCCCTAAACTGGAATACAACGGCAAAAGCATCGACAAATAACATCCAATAATAAT